CGCCGACCGTCATCATCTTTGCAATAGCTGTAAGACTGAGCGTGTCCGTGGTCGGCTCAATAGTCTGCTCGGTTGTCTGGCTGGCAAGAGTGGGCCTTGTTGCCTTGCAGTTGTAGAGGACATGGCGCACAGCGTGAACGTCACCCTCAAACTGAAACAGGAAAGCAAACGCTTTCGGCTTGGCATCTCCAAGCTCATACTGAAGTCCAGAGGCCTGCTCCTTAACTTCACCCATGACATCGGTCATGAAAGAATCAGGGATCAGCGCGATTTCCAGATCGCCGGAATAACCGTTGTTGGAAATGCTGACATAATAATCCATGTTGTCAGCGCGGAAGTTGCTGGTCTCGCCTTCCTGATCGAGCGACAGGTTCACAGCACCGGGGATAGCAACAGGAGTCCCATAGGTGTCTTGCTCTTCATCAAGCACCGCATAGTAGCAGTTGGAAAGACCATACTTGACTTTATTAGGCATTGTCATTCTCCTTTGTTATTACTACATCTGCCTCGAACGTAATCATATACATTCGCTCAGATTCAAGATAGGTTTCTTGCTTCGAGTAGACCAGCCCGTTTGCGTTCAGCACATCCTCAACAGTCTGCTCAAGCTCAAAGTCTTTTGTGTCGGTGTACAGTTCAACAGAAAGCATTCTGATTAACTGATAATTAGTGTTATCTGCAATGAGATCGTCACCGTGATCATACAGGAAGCAGATGAAAGGCGGTTCTTGTGGTGTATCGTTGTCAAACTGATTATAGGCATAAGGAATGCCAACACTTGAAAGCATGGTATTGACTTCTTTGTATGTCATTTGCTCACCTTCTGCCTGAATCTTTTCGGAAGTTCTTCTTTTGCCCAGTCATTAACAGGAGCAATATGCGGATACTTCCCAGTTCTTCCGAACGTTCTCTCAGTTCCATTGCGAATAACGTGACCATTTTCGAGCAAGTGTGTCAACCTGTAGTGTTCCTCATTGTGAACAACTTTGGCGGTTGAAACTCTTGTCTTTCTTACAACATCATTCACCCAGCTTTTTGCGTATGCTCCTGATGGATTGCCTCCCGGTGCGAAGTGATTAACCTGTTTCAACTTGTCTGTTGCTTCATCCGTGATTTCTTCGACTGACTCACTCACTGCATCAAAAACAGCATCGCCATATTCTTTCAGCAGTTCATTAACTGTATCAGACAAATCGATCGGTTTAATCTTTTTAGCTCGTGCCATTCGTGCCGCCTTTACGCTCACAGTACAGCTCGATATAATCCACATTTTCCTGATGATATACACGATAAACAGAATACCGTTTTTCTTTGTATTCGATCACGGTCTCATCGTTATAATCTCCCATGAACACATCGAAGCGGAATTGTGGATTCAAGCCGTTTCTGCCACCATCGAAAAACTCAGCTCTGGTAACGCTTCGAACTTTGCAAAAAATCTGTTTCTTTGTCTCTGTCGGTACTCTCACGCCGTAGTCGTTCACAGCGTAGGTTTCAGATACCAGTTTGATAACGTCATCCATTCGCTGCACCCATCTTCTGTGAGAACACCCTGTTATTCAGAGCATACCGAAGCATCCTCGGCATTCCTTCGCCGCTTTCACGCTTTCTCCAAGTCCAAGCCGCATACATGATAACGAGCTGATTGTCATCATATCCATCGCCGATTTCCACACCCTCACGAGCGATCTCTTTCTGTGCGTTGTAGAGGTACTGCATTAACCTGTTGTCGTATGCTTCAGTTGTAATGCCAAGATCAACTTTCAAACTCGGCAGAAGCACTTCCGCACAAGTCATAGCTTATTCCCCCTTTTTTCGCCTTGTCTTCTTCGGCTCTTCAGCAATCACAGGAACTCTCAAGCGGTTCTTTCCACTCATAAGTTCCGCAATACGTTTATTGGAGACAGCCAGCCCTTTTCGGGGATAGCTGTCTCCAACGTTGTAAAGGTGATCGCCGTCCTGCAAGTCGTAGAAGAACCGTGTCACCTTATAGATCATGATCAAGCACCAGCGTTCGCCGTATCAGAAGCGAAAGTCATTGTGGCGGTCGGAGCAGTGCCGAGGATGCCGATCGCCACGAACGCTTCAGCGATAACAGGCAGGCCATCATACCTGGCAGTTCCTTTCATGACGGTCTGATCCTGCAGGAAGCGGACATGCTCGGAAGTGGCGAACTGAGTGCCACGCCGCTCTGCCAGCAGATACAGGTCAAAGTAGCCGCCGATGATAACACCATCAGGGATGAAGTTCAGGACCTCAATCACGCCTCCGACAACAGGCATCGTTCCGCCAATGCCAGTGACGATTGCGCCGTTGGCATTGATTGTCATAAACTCAGCAATCAGGGTAGTGTAGGTGGTTTCGTTCATGACCCACACTTTTTCACCGCGGCTGTACTTGCCTTTCGCCGCACCGGCTGCAAGGATGAACGCCTTCATCAGAGCCGCACCAGTGAGCGGATTCTGGGCAGTGCCAAGAGCCTTGACGTTGCTGGTATGCAGGTCAACCCAAGTGCGAGCAGTTGCAGGGTACCCAGACGGAGCGGTTGTCTGAACCAGACGAGAAACGATGCCCTGCGGCATCTTCTGGGTGGTTTCACCGTTGCGACCGTAAAGAATAGCCTTGTCAAGTGCAAGACCGATTGCCTGACCAATGGCGGTGAGCAGTTCGCCAGCAAGGTTGATGTCGGAATCTTCGAGGTTTGCATTGCAGACAGCGAAGTATCCAGCGACCTTGTAGCAGTCGACCTCCGCATCATTGAAACCGATGGAGAGCTCGTTCAGGTTTGCACAACACTCAGTCCACACGGCTTCAGGAACAGTCCCCATGATGACCATGCGACCTTCGCCTGAGATCGGGCGAACGTTGACATGACGGTACAGTTTGGAGTAGTTCTCGATATTCTCACGGAGCATACCGAGCATGACCTCCGGGATCGTCAGACCGACATTGGTGATCGCTCTCTTCTCCTTGATGGCGGTGCGGATTTCGCCGAGGTAGTTCTTTACATCATCACGAGACACAAAAGCCTGAAGCTCCTGTGCGCTCATCTTCTCGAACATCTTACAACGAGTCATAATGTTTTCTTCCTTTCTTTCTTCTTTTACCGCTTCAACCTGCGGCTCGGTATTCTGGGCGGCTTCCTCTGCCGCAAGGTCGTTTTCGAGATCGCCGATCATGCGTTCAAGGTTTCCCTTTTCCTCTTCATGTGCGGCTTTCTCTGTCTCAAATGCAGAGACCATCTCATCAAGCGCATTGCGCTCTTCAACTGTGGTCTCCTCATTGACTTCCTCAATTCCTTTTGCGAGGTCTGCTTCTCTCTTCTGGAAGTCAGCATCCTTCGCTCTGAGTGCATCGAGGGATTTCTTGGTTTCATCGAGCTTCTTCTTCAGAAGCAGGGCTTTCAGAGCCATTGATTTTCCTCCTCATCTTCTCTTTCCATGCTTCAAGCTCACGCCTTCGCACAGTATCCTTTTCCTCGGTTCTCGCTGAGATATTCGTCTCAGAATATGCCGGGAACGTACACGCAGACACCTCAAACAGGTTGACATCGGTAATCGTCCAATGAATCGAGCCATCATCTCGGAAGTCGGTTTCCTCGTTGACGATCTCGAAGCCGAACGAACATTGATCAACGTCTCCACGCTTCACACGCTCATACAGGTTCATTGCATCGGCATCTTTCGGATTGATGCTAATCTTTCCCCATAGACCATGCTCGTCCTCACGCAGTTCCAAAGTATGTGCCTTTGTTCTGCCAAGAACCAAAGTCGTGTCGTGGTTGGTCAACGCCCGAATATCACCGCCAAGTGTGCGGGAAAAAGCACCCGGCTTAACACTCTCTGTCATGCCCGGTGCGATTTCGTAAATTGAATTGAACACAGCAAAATATCCCTCGATTGTCGGGTTCTCATCGTCCCTTGCTGTGAACTGTGTTGCGATTGGTCGAACCTCTCGCCGTTGCATTCTATCCATTGCTCTTCTCCTTCCTCTTTGGGCATCTGTCTGCGTTGTCGGTCAGCACCCACCAGCCCTTGCAGCTTTTGAAACGCTGATTGCCGCACCAGTTGTTTAACGCTTTGCACCAGATTCTCATGCCGTCACGGTATTCTCCGTGCTTGCAGTCAATCTCAACTTTCATTCTGCACCAGCTTCTTTTGGTTACCGCTGTCTTCATACGGAATATAGTTTTCCAGTATCTTGAATTCCTTGAGTCCAGCGGGCGCAAGGTGCATTCTATCTCGCCACTCATCACCGCAGACAAAACCACGGTCAGCACCAGCGAGGAGAATATCGGACGTTGACTTCAAGTCGTAATCCATCAGCGACCAGTAGTTGAGATACAGATACCACTTCGGGTTAATGATCAAGCATCGTGTCATTTCTTGCTGGATGTTCAGGACAATGGCACGGACTTTCGTTTGAACGAAGTTGTTCCATTCGTCCCTGTTGAACGTCCCAACGCCAAGAAGATACGGCGGCACACCGATAACAGATGCGACCGTTTTCTTGTCAAGCTCGACCGTGTCCTTGATCGCAAGATCAGCGAGCGTTAACGGTCTCACCTGCTCAACTTGGAACTGCTCCGCAGGAATCAGCCACGGCTCTCCTGTCCGTGACGGTTTGACATAGCTCTCAAGAAGTTTCTCACGCCCTGCCGGGGAAGCGAACTCATCCGTCAACGCATCCACTTTCACAATGATGCTCGGCTTCCATTCACTCGCCATGAAGGCATTCTCTGTCTTCTGCGCTTGCTTCAGGTTGTTCGCTATGTCTTTCAGCGTTACCTGTACACCCTGTCCTTTCCACAGATATACAGGATCAGGGTTATAGACAAAGTGCATCACATTCGATGGGTCACGAGCTTGTCCGTCAATCAGAATCCTGTAGTCTCTGTATGACGTTCCTACAGGCATAAACGACACCCTGCTTGCCGTGATCGGCTCAAGGCTTCGTATATAACCCTCATAAGTATGAGGAACACAGACAGCGTTTCCTCGCCCATACAAGAGCATATTCATGACGTTGATGGTCATCCAATGCGATCGGGTCATATTGCCGTTCGGTGTAATGTCAATCAGCCGTGACAGCTCGTTGATGATCCGCTCATCACCCCTGTCAGTGTTCGACATGAGGTAGATTGTCATGCTTCCAATCAGTTCCGCTATTCTCAGACATGCCGTCTGAATCTCTGGATTGTCCGACAGCCTGACGTAGCCCGGGCAGTCAATATCACCGTCTTTCAGCCACAGCGCAACAGGATCGGCCTTCTCCCTCTTCTGTGGGAAAAATAAATCTCTAATTCTCCCCATGCACTCACTCCCCGAACCACTTTCGTGCTTTGTTTCTTTTCATACCAGCCTCCAACATTCGGATGCAAGAAAACACCGAAGCATCGAACAGGTCAATTCGTTGCTCCGGCATCACTTTCTCATATTGGATGAGGTCATCCGTTTTTTCAATCGCTCGAACGTTTGCCACGCAGTATTCATACGCTTCCGAATGCAGATAATACAGCGTTCCGTCTTTTGCAGCTTTCTCAATGTGCCTGAAGCCTTTCGACTTCAGAATATATAACTGCGGCTGATGCACGATCTTGAAGCCAGCCGCTTTCATGAGCGGGATGTATTCTTCCCCAGCAAACTTCTCATCGTGACCGACCTCTTTGATCCTGAATCCTTTTTCTCGCATCTCAATGAACCAGTTGACTATATCAGCATAGTTAACGGTTGGACTGTTGCACATTGTCAGCCAGCCATCATCTTTCCAGCCAAACAGAGGGATATTATCTTCATCCGCTTTTCTCGCCGCTTCTGGGAGTGGGAAAAAGGCATGAGTGATAATTATATCCGTTGCCTTATACGTTCCGTATAAAGCAGCCGCTGTGAGGTCATGGACTCTTGAAAGGTCTGCGCCGCCGTACCAGTCAATCGGAAGTGTTGCGAGTTCTTCCAGACTCCAATCATACTGAGCATCCGACTTCTTGAACTGCGCCAGGTCGAAGTATGCTTGCATTGCTGTCGTGTATATGTTCAGCTCACGAGACAGGAAATCTTTTCTCTGTTGTGGGTCGTTCTGCGCTTGTAAAGATGCGTTCAACAGGTCTTGCGGTCTCTTGGTCACACCATAAGACGGATTCGCTTTCTGATGCTGTATCGGGTTCGTGTAGTCCACGTTTCCCTTTTCATCCTGATCCGCTCTCGCAACAAACGAAAACAGAGCATCGTCTTTCACAAGCCCTGTTGCAACCTTGACCGCATACTCTTGCCGACCATAACCGAAGCTGTTGATGTTGTCACCTGCTGTGGTTATTCCTATCATCAGCTTGTTCGTGTATGCGCTCTGAGCTTCTTTGAATCGGTTATACTGCGCCGGTTTTCTGTAAGCGGCTACCTCATCAGCGATTGCGAAATTGCAGTTGAACGAATCCTGTGAATCCGGGTTTGACGGCATTGCGATGATCTCAATCTTGCCGTCTGGTGTACCATCTGGCTTTCTGAACGTGTACCGAATCGAATGATCGAAGCTGTTGTCATGAATATCGAACATGCTGTCAATCTTCTGGTACTGCAAGGAGAACGTCAGGAAGTGGAACGCTTGCAACGTCTGCTTCAATGCGGCGGCTACAATGTAACATACCGAGCCAGAGTGCCGCTGTATAATCGCCACAGCCCACGCCAGCCCGGCAATAAATGAAGTCTTGCCGTTCTTTCTCGCTACCTCTATGAACGCTTCATTGAATCTCCTCTTGTTCGTTCCTTTGTAGTAGAATCCAAGAAGATTGAACACAATAAAGATTTCCCACGGCTCAAGCATGAACGGCTTGCCGAGCAACGGCTTCCCCTCGATGTCTTCTCCTTGAGCGTGAACAAGCGTTGTCTGCATGATGTTGATTGCGAGATCGGGATCGTGTTCTCTGAGTTCGAGATCATCCCGCTCCAGATCGCTCAGAAATCGCCTACAAGCAGCGATAACCTCTGCCCCTGATATTATGCTCCCCGATACAACATCCTTAGCGTAGCGCACAGCAACGGCTTTATAGTGGGTTATCATTCGGTGAGCTTCGCAAGGATTTGCTCAAGCCCTGTTCCACCTTTGTCTTGTACGACATCTGCGTTCAGTTTCTTCAGACCTGATGGAGTCAAGCCAAGGTCACGCCAATAAGCCAGAGCATCCCTGTTCAATTCGTTTACAAGATTTAATGCAGGGTTCTTCACGATGTTTTTGTTGCCGCCTTTGTTCGTGTGCGTGACAATAACGTTGCCGCCAGTATCGAAAAACGTTTTCTGCGCTTGGTCTCGCCGTTCAAGGATATCCGCAAGCGTGTCTATGACGTTGTTGAACGCTGGACGATATGTCCCGACCTCTTCACACGCTGCTGTGATCCTCTTAATCCATTCTGCTTTTTCCATAGTCGTTCACCTGATTTGCTGTAGACCTCTCTAAAACTTGCATTAGTTCTTATATAAACTTGATACCCTTTTCTAAAAAATTCCCTCGTGTATATAAAAACT